CAAGCACAACGTGTTAAAGATTATATGAATTATTTAATCATGGACACGATGAAAGAATATGAATCTGAATTTGATTCTATGTTATTTCATTTACCACTAGCTGGATCTACATTTAAAAAAGTTTACTACGACGTGCCACTTGGAAGAGTGGTATCGAAGTTTGTACCAGCGGATGAACTAATTGTTCCGTACACAGCTACCTCATTAGATGATGCGGAAGCAGTTATTCATACCGTGAAAATTTCAGAAAACGAATTAAGAAAACAACAAGTCAATGGTTTCTACAGTGACGTTGAGTTAGGACCCCCAGGTACAGATACCAATGGAGAACTATCTAAAAAAGAACGTGAACTAGAAGGAACTAAAAAGACAGGTAAGAACGAACCTGTTTATACTCTATTAGAATGTCATGTTAATTTAGACTTAGAAGGTTTCGAAGATGTTGGCTCCGATGGTGAACCAACTGGAATAAAATTACCTTACCTCGTTACAGTCGATGAAGGTAGTAGAAAAGTTTTGTCTATCAGACGAAACTATGCGCCCGATGATCTAAAGAAAACTAAAATCCAATATTTTGTCCACTTCAAATTTCTGCCAGGACTAGGATTTTATGGCTTTGGATTAATTCATATGATTGGCGGATTGAGCAGAACGGCAACGGCTGCTCTCCGTCAATTATTAGATGCAGGGACATTATCAAATTTACCAGCAGGATTTAAACAAAGAGGAGTTAGAGTAAGAGATGAAGCATCACCAATACAACCAGGTGAATTTAAAGATGTAGATGCACCAGGTGGAAATTTAAGAGATGCATTCTTTCCTCTTCCTTACAAAGAACCATCTCAAACATTATTACAATTAATGGGTGTTGTAGTTGGTGCAGGTCAAAGGTTCGCGGCTATTGCTGATATGCAAGTGGGCGATGGAAACCAAGGCGCTGCAGTTGGAACTACAGTTGCATTATTGGAACGTGGATCACGTGTTATGTCTGCTATTCATAAAAGATGTTATGCAGCAATGAAGAATGAATTTAAATTATTAGGAAAAATAGTTTCACAATATTTACCACCAGAATATCCTTATGATGTTGTTGGAGGTGCAAGAAATATTAAGCAAGCTGATTTTGATGATAGAATTGATGTAGTACCCGTTGCTGACCCTAATATATTTTCAATGTCTCAAAGAATTACATTGGCTCAAACACAATTACAAATAGCAACATCAAATCCACAATTACACAACATGTATCAAATCTACAGAAACATGTATAATGCGATTGGTGTTAAAGATGTTGATTCAGTTCTACCTCCACCAGCGCCAACGGCACCGATGGATCCAAGTTTAGAACACATAAATGCAATGGGTGGAAAACCTTTTCAAGCTTTTCCTGGTCAAGACCATAGAGCACACATTACATCTCACTTAAATTTCATGTCTGTTAATATGGTTAGAAATAATCCTATGATTATGGCTGCAATACAAAAAAATATTCTTGAACATATTTCAATTATGGCTCAAGAACAGGTTCAATTAGAGTTTAGAGAACAAATGGTTAACATGCAACAGATGCAACAAATGGCAGTAAACAATCCACAGATGCAACAACAGTTACAAATGCTTACAAATCAAATTGAAGCAAGAAAAGCAGTGCTGATTGCTGAAATGACTGAAGAATTTATGAAAGAAGAAAATAAAATTACTTCACAATTTGATTCAGACCCACTATTGAAACTAAAATCACGTGAAGTTGACCTGAGAGCAATGGAAAATGAACGAAAAAAAGAAGCTGATCAGACAAAAGAAGAACTTGAGAGAGCAAAATTAATGCAAGCAAGAGATTTAACTGAAGATAAGATGGATCAGAACGAAGAATTAGCAGAATTACGTGCTAATACTAGTTTAGCTAAAGCAGGTATTAAAGAAATGTCTGTTATTGACAATTAATAATGGTATATTAAGTTAACAAAGGTAAAAAACTATGATGAACTATAAAAAAGAAAAACAAATTGCAGTTCCAAGTCAAAATGTAGAGATAGATCCAAGATCTAAGACTACAGCTGACAATGCTTTTAACTATATCCCTACGGGAGATAAAGCAGAAGTTAGAGGAACTAAAAGAATGTTAAAAGATAAGAAAAAAGTAGCTACTTGGTACTAATATGTGGTTTCAGGCAATTAAATTAGCCGTCTCTGCTGGTAGTAAAATTTATGCTAACAAGCAGAAGACTAAAATGGCAATGTCAGACGCACAATTAATGCATGCGTCTCGTATGGCTGAAGGAAAAGAAGCTTACCAAGGAAAACTTTTAGAAGCTCGTCAATCAGACTGGAAGGACGAAGCAGTTTTGATAATTTTAAGTTTGCCAATCGCAATTTTGGCCTGGGCAGTCATAAGTGAAGACCCAACAGCGATGGACAAAGTAAAATTGTTCTTCGATATGTTTTCTACACTCCCTTCATGGTTCACTAATTTATGGATCCTTGTCGTTGCGAGCATTTATGGTATAAAGGGTACACAAATTTTTAGAAACAACGGAGGAAAAAAATAATGTCAAAATATGTAGGAGCTGGTAAAAAAGTATTTCAATTTTTAACACCGAAACCAAATGTACCTAAAACAGAATTACAAAAAAAAATAAGAGATTTAAAAATTGCTACACAGAAATCAAAAGCTGGAAAAGCAAAATTAGACCAAACTATTTTTGAACTTAAAAATAATAAAGATTTTACTTTTAAAAGTACTAATAAAAAATCAGAATCAAACAAAGAAGCTTATAAAAGAATACAGGGAGAAAATACTAAAGTTCTTAAAGGTATGCTTGATAAAGCTACTGAAAAAAAAGCTGATGGTGGAAGAATTGGTAGAAAATTTGGTTCACCAAAACCAAAAACAAATGTTGAAAAAATAAAAGAAACTTTTGGTTCAAAGAAAAACGTTCCAAGTAAACTTAAAGGTTTTTCAAAATTACCAGAAGCAATTCAACAAAAAATGAACAAGAAACTAGCGAGAAAAGTATAATGGCATTTGAATACCCATCAACAATAACAGCTCGAAAAGAAAAAGAGAAAAAAATGAAGGCTAAGAAAAAAGGAACTGAAGCTGATTATCATAAAAATATGAGCGACAAAGAAATGGATGAAATGGAAAAAACATTTAAACCTATTACATCTAAAAAAGAAGGTATAAAAAAAGAACTTTCTATGATGCAAATAGATGATGCTATTTCTAGAACAAAAAATTCAGATAAAATTTCTAAAAAAGGTCTGAAAAAAGTAGTAGATGCAGCAGCAGATGACAAGCAATTAGAAACTTCTAAAAGACATTACATGAGAAATGAATTTAAATCTGGTGGCAGAACCGGTTACAAAGATGGTTCTAAAGGTTGTGGAAAAGCAAATAAAGGCAAAGGCAGAGCCTACGGACAAAATTCGTAATGGCAAAGCTTTGTGCAAAAGGCAAAGCAGCCGCTAAAAGAAAATTCAAAGTATATCCTTCAGCATATGCTAACATGTACGGTTCAGCCGTATGTTCAGGTAAAGTTACACCAGGTGGCAAGAAAAGAAAAAAAGCTATGGGTGGTGGAATGATGGATATGACTAGAATGAGATATTTAAAAGGAGGACAAGTATAATGCCAGGATTCGGAACAAAATTAAAAAGAGTAATGGAACGTATATCAGATAGAAGAAAAAGAAAAGAAGCTGCTATGGAAGCAGAAAAAGTAAAAGTTCAAGATGAAACAGATATGTTAGATGTTCAAGGAGCCAAAGACGGTGGACGAATGGGTTACAAGAATGGTTCTAAATGTAAGATGGCTACTAAAGGCAAAGGAAGAGCTTACGGAAAGAATTCGTAATGCGTACACACTTTTCAAAAGGTGGTTTAAGACAATGGGTAGCGGAGAAATGGGTGGACATTGGAGCACCGAAGAAAGACGGAAAATATCAACCATGCGGGAGAAGCAAAGGCTCAAAGAGGAAATATCCAAAATGCGTCCCACTTGCAAAAGCCACACG